TCTGGGGTATTCGTAGCCCAAAATTTATTTAGCGTCAAAGTGCAGAAGTAGTTGACATAAGTTACACTATGGAAGAGTAATAGTTGACAGTTGACAAATGCTTATATCATTTGCTGATTTTGCAAGACTAAAAAACGTGTCACGCCAAGCGGTTTCAAAGAAAAAGCATATTTTGCAGCCAGCTATCTTATATCAAGAAGGTAAACAAGTTTTAAACAGAGATATAGCTCATCAATGCTGGGACGGTACTTATAAGCCACCAGTTATTACTACTACGAAGCAATCCCCTAATGTAGCACAAAAGTTAAAGAATGATATAGATAACATTCCTGATGACGAGATTCCAGAATTTAACGTATCGAAAGCAAGACGAGAACATTTTGAAGCAGAGTTTTCAAAAATAAAGGTAGCGAAAGAAAAGAAAGACCTTATACCAGCAAAGGAAGCGAAGAAAAGTGCATTTGCGATTGGGAGAAGTATTAGAGAGTCATTAATGAATACTGCTGATCGTTTAGCACATCAATTAGCTGGTGAAACAGATCCGTCAATAATTCATAGGGCAATATTGGATGAACATAGGATGGCACTACAAGAGTTAACTATTAAATGAACGCATGGTTACAAGGCTTTTTTGAAGGCATTGAACCTGAGAAGGAACTTACGGTTAGTCAATGGGCAGATGAATATCGAATGTTGTCGAGTAAAGCTTCTAGTGAACCAGGTCGTTTTAGAACATCTAGGACACCATATTTAAAAGAACCAATGGATTGTTTAAGTACAAGCAGTCCTATAGAAAGAGTTGTAATGCAATTTTCAGCACAGAGTGGGAAGACAGAATGCGGCAACAATTGGATCGGCTACATTGTGCATCAAGCTCCGTCTGCTTTACTTGCAGTCCAACCGACAGTAGAAATGGCAAAAAGACTGTCAAAACAGCGTTTAGCAAGTATGTTAGCTGACACTCCTGTATTAGCAGAACGTATAGAACCAGCCAGAAGTAGAGATAGTGGTAATACCTTGTTTAATAAAGATTTCCCTGGTGGGATGTTGTTATTAACTGGTGCAAATAGTGCTACTGGTTTACGTTCTACTCCTTGTCGATATATTTTTGCTGATGAGATAGATGCTTTTCCTACTGATGTAGAAGGTGAAGGAGATCCTGTAGAACTGGCCTGTAAACGTGCTACTACTTTTGCTCGTAAAAAGATTTTATTAACATCAACGCCAACTTTAAAAGACTATAGCCGTATTGAAAAAGAGTTATTAAGGTCGGATTTTAGAAAATATTATATTCCCTGTCCTGCTTGTGGTGAATTTCAAGATTTAAAATGGGATCAACTTAAATGGGAAAAGTCTGACCCTAGTACTGTTCAATATGAATGTATTTCTTGTAAGGAAAGGTTTAAAGAATTAAATAAACCACAGATGTTAAGAGAGGGTGAGTGGCGAGCGACAAGAGAAAGTGACGGTAAGACAGCAGGGTTTCACCTTAATGGTCTTTACAGTCCCTTGGGATGGTATTCGTGGGAATCGGCTGTCGAAGAATGGCTTAGATGTAAAGATGATGCACCAGCATTAAAGACATTTATTAATACCCGATTAGCAGAGACATGGGAACAGAATTATGTCAGTAAATTATCTGCTGAAGGTTTAATGCAACGTGTAGAACCTTACCTTCCAGATATTATTCCCAATAATGTAAAGATCTTAACAATGGGAGTTGATGTTCAAGGTGGTGGCGGTACTGCTGGTCAACGTCTTTCTTATTCTGTTTATGGTTGGGCTGATGGTGAAGAATGTTGGTTAATTAGTTATGGAAGTATTGAAGGTGATCCACATCAAGGACAGGTATGGAAATCATTAACGTCATTAATAACAAATGATTGGATAAGAGAAGATAAGGGAAAAATGAAAATACAAGTAACTGCAATAGATAGTGGTGGTTTGGCTACTGTTCCTGTCTATACCTATTGTCGTGAACATCAAGCTTTAGGTGTAATTGCAATTAAAGGTGCATCAACTCGTAATCAAGCACCTATAAGTAAAGGTAAATTTGTTGATATAAATTTTAGAGGAAGAGCAATAAAAAAAGGTGTTGGATTATTTATGGTTGGAACTGACACAATAAAAGATTGCATTATGGGCAGATTAAAGCATAATATAGTTAAAGAAGGTAGTAGTAGCCCAGGTTATCTACATTTCCATGCTGAGACAGAAGAAGAATATTTTAAAGAAATTACATCAGAACAACAAATTTTAAAAACAAATAAATCAGGTTTTACCGTACCAACATGGCAAAAAAGGGCGGGGGCAAGATCAGAACGTCTAGATGAGCTTGTTTACGCCTATTCTGCCTTAAATTTGCTCTATCAACGCTATCCAAGGCTCAAAATCTGGCAAATCTTCTCTAAATTGGTTCAAAAAGACACTATTAATACGCAAGAAAAAGGGCTATTATCAAAGAAATCCGTAAATTCACGGAATTACGTCAACTCTTGGTAATTACTTAAATGCCTATTCCAACAATTTTTAGGGCTGGTGATACTGTCAGATGGAGAGATTCTTCTGCTGTTAATTGGCTAAATGAAAGCGTAACGAGTGCTGATTATGCACTTAAATATTATCTTCGTGCAAATGCAAGTGGTGAAGCTAAAGAAATTATAGGCTCTGCTTATGGTACAGGTTGGGAGTTTGTTATAACTTCTGCTTCTACTTCTACTATGGATGCGGGGACTTGGTGGTTTCAAGCAAGAGCCACAAAAACAGGTGATGAGATTACTTTATTTGAAGGACAGATAGAGGTTAAAAATCAACTTACTTATACTGGAACACCAGGAGCTTATGACGGTAGAACACAAGCACAAATAGATTTAGATGCTGTAAAAGCTGCAATTAGAGCAATTATTGCTAATAAAGCAAGTGAATATAGTATTGGTGATCGTACTTTTAAATATGCAGATTTATCAGAATTAAGAAAAAGGGAGTCGCAATTAAAAGCAGAGGTAGTAAGAGAAAGAAAAGCAAATATGATTGCTAACGGTTTAGGTAATCCACATAACTTATTCGTGAGGTTTTAACAATGGGTTTAATTAATGCTTGGAAAGGGTTTTGGACTTCTGGTGAAGGTTTTGGTGGAAAGCTTAGTCCACGAAAAAAACCAATAAGAATGTATGCGGGTGCTGCTACAAGTAGATTAAATACAGATTGGATGGCTGCTGCCACTTCTGCTGATGCCGAAATAAAAGGCAGTATAAAAAGATTACGTCAAAGATCTAGACAGTTAGTAAGAGATGACCCCCATGCAAGACAAGCAGTAAGGTCTATTACTTCTAATGTTATTGGTGATTCTGGGATTAAATTACAAGCTCATGTTCGTAAATATAGAGTTAATACATTAGATAGAAAGATCAATAATAATATTGAAGAGACTTGGAAAAGATGGGGTAGATATGATTCTTGTCATACGGCTGGAAGGCTTTGTTGGAAAGATATAGAAAGGTTGTGTTGTAATTCAATGATTGAATCTGGTGAAGTATTTGTAAGGATGGTTAAAAAACCATTTGGTCGTTCAAAAATACCTTTTGCTTTAGAAATCTTAGAGGCAGATCAATTAGATGATGACTACACAGGCAAGAGTGCTACAAATAACACGTCTTGGAGGATGGGAGTAGAGGTTGATCAATTTATGCGACCTTTAAATTATGCTTTCTTGTCAAAACATCCAGGCGATACTCCTTTTGCTTTAACTCAGGTAGAAGATCGTCATAAAATAATTCCTGCTGATGAAATTATTCATTTATATATGACTGACAGACCATCTCAAACAAGAGGTGTTCCTTGGATGGCTTCTGCTATTGAATCATTACATCAATTAGCTGGTTTCAGAGAAAGTGCTGTTGTAAGGGCAAGAGCTTCTAGTGCATTAATGGGATTTATCACAAGTCCAGAAGGTGAATTAGATCAAGGTGGTGAAGTTTATGATGGTGATCGTGTTACTTCATTTAGTCCTGGTAGTTTTCATTATCTTCAAAATGGTGAAAATGTAGTTGTACCTGATATGGATAGTCCTCATGGTGAGTTTGAACCATTTATGAGATCCATGTTAAGGTCTATGGCTGCTGGAATAGGATTATCTTATGAAAGTTTGAGTCGTGATTACTCGCAATCTAACTACAGTTCTAGTCGTCTTGCGATGTTAGAAGACAGGACACAATATAAGGCAATCCAAAATTATTTTATAGAAAACTTACATTCAAGAATCTATGAAAACTGGCTTCAAATGGCTGTATTAAGTGGTGAATTAAATTTACCTAATTTTGATACAGACTTTGAAAAATATATGAAAATACATTGGATGCCAAGAGGGTGGTCATTTATTGATCCGCTTAAAGAGGTGAATGCTGCAAAAGAAGCAGTTAAGGCTGGATTTAAAACTCAAGCTCAAGTTGTTGCCGAGCAAGGTGGGGACTTAGAAGAGTTATTAGCGGAAAGAAAAGATGAGGTAGATCAGGCAGAACAACTAGGTTTAGTCTTTGATAGTAAATTAACTATTCCTACGGAGCAAAAAGAGGTTAGTATAGATGAAACACCTAACCCCGAATCTAATGGAGGAAAAACGTGATTTAGAAGGTAAAACTTTGCTTCGTGATTATTCTGTCCTGCTTGAAAGTAGGAATTTAAATGAAGATGATCGAACTTTAGAATTTCCCTTCAGTTCTGAAACCCCTGTAAATCGGGGTTATTTAGGAGATGAAATCTTAGTACACCGAGAGGATGCTATTGATTTTTCTCGTCTAAATGCTTCTGCTCCCTTACTTTTCAACCACAATCCTGATATTGTTCTTGGCGTTGTTCAAAGAGGATATTTAGATAAAAAGAAGAAAAGAGGTATGGCAAAAGTAAGATTTGCTAAAAATGCTGCTGGTGAAGAGGCATTTGAAATGGTTAAAGATGGCATTTACCGTAACGTATCTTTTGGTTACTCAGTTAATGAGACAGAAGAAGCAGAGAATGGTAGCTATCGAGTAACTAACTTCACCCCTGCGGAAATTAGCTTGGTATCGACTCCTGCTGATTTTACGGTGGGAGTAGGTCGTTCTATTGCGGATGCAACTAATATTGCTACGCAAGCGGAAGAACAACCTATAATAGAAAAAGAAAGTGAGCAATCACGATCTAATTCTGCGTCTGCTGACGCACCCAAAGTTCAAACTACACCTCAACCTGAGATGACTGACACCCCTGATTTAAGTGTGGTGCGTTCAGAAGCAGCAAAGAAAGCAGCTTCAGAAGAGCGTTCACGCATAGCAAGTATTAATGCACTAACAGCAAAGCATGGCTTTGAAGATTTAGGCAGACAATTAGTAGAAAATGGTTCAACTCTTGATAGAGCAAGAGAAGCTGTTTTAGATCAAATCCAACAAAAGCCAACATCTTCTGTTTCTCCTATGGAAATAGATAGTAAAGAGCTAAGAAAGGAAAAGTATAGTATTCAAGCTGCGATAAAAGCTGCTTATACAAGAGACTATTCTTCTAGGGCTGCTGGTTTTGCTAGAGAAATCTCACAGGAAGTTGAGCGTTCTGGTGTTTCTAGAACAAAAGAGCAAAGTATTCTTGTTCCTTATGCAGCACTACAAAAAAGAGCTACATACGTCACTTCTAGTGCTACAACAGGTGGAAACTTAGTTGAAACTGAATTATTAGATCAGGATTTCATTGAGGCACTTCGTAACGAGAGTTTATTACTTACTCTTGGTGCTAGAAGCATGACAGGACTTGTGGGTGATGTCGCAATTCCAAGAAGGTCTGGTATTTCTACCGCTTATTGGCTTGCAAATGAAACAACAGCCATAACACAATCTGAGTCAACTTTTGATCAAGTAAGTTTGACACCAAAAAATTTAGGAGTACTTTCTAAGTTCTCTAGACAGACTCTGTTACAGGCAACTCCTGGAATTGAAGAGTTAATAAGAAGGGATCTTCAGGAAACAGTAGCTACTGGAGTTGATTTAGCAATTCTTAATGGTTCTGGTTCATCAGGTCAGCCAACAGGAATTATGCAAACTTCTGGTATCGGATCTGTTGCTGGTGGTACAAACGGTGCTGCAATCACACTTGAGCATTTAATAGATCTTGAAAAAGAAGTTCTTATTGACAATGGTGGTGGTGGAAACATGGCTTACTTAAGTAATCCAAAAGTTTCTACAGCATTAAAGAAACTTCGTGCTGGTGGTTCTGCTTCTGGTGACGGTGTATTTCTTTGGAACACAAATCAGCAAGCTATTGGTCGTGGTTCAACTCCTGGTATCATTAACGGTTATCAAATCGGAGTTACAAACCAAGTTCCTAGCAACCTTACAAAAGGAAACCAATCTAGTGTTGCTTCTGCTGTTCTATTTGGTGACTTCTCTCAAGCTATGGTTGGCTTCTGGGGTAATGGTTTAGAACTAGCAATGTCTGATTCTGATTCAACAGACTTCACTAAGGCTTTAACCTCAATGAGAGCGATTACAACCTTAGACGTAGCTATAAGGCAACCAAGTGCGTTTGCTGTGATGTTAGATGCTTTAACTGCTTAATAATTTATAAGGGGTCTTAATTGACCCCCTTTTTTCTTATGAAAGTACTAGTTCTTAGAAACACAGTTGCAAGCGGTCAAGCTTTAGAAGTTGGATCAGTTTATGACGTTAGTGAATCTGATGCCGATTTATTAAAAAAGATGGGCAAAGTAACAGATGCACCAGTAGAAACAAAACCAAAAAAATCTAAAACTTCAACAGTAAAAGATGGCTCTGAGTGATGACAATTCAGTATTTGTAGGTGGTGAGTTCGGAGTAAGTTGTACTTCGGGTGGTACTACTGCAAATGGAATATTGCGTCAGCCAACAGAAGTATTAATGGATGGACTTGTTCTATTCAGCGATTACACGTTGGAAACTCAAGCTAGTGATTTTGGTTCACTTATAGCGGGTAGTTCAATAACTGTTGATGGTAATGCCTATACAGTTAGAGATACTCGTTTTTCTAGTGATGCTCAATTAGTAACCATATCTTTACAGAAGACATGACCACTAAAAGAGAACAAATCCTAGATCAAATAAAAACAGTTTTAGCTGGTACTACTAATGTTTCGACCAGAATTTATCGTTCTCGTGTTGTTCCATTAAGTAGAGGCGAATCGCCAGCCCTTGTTATAGAACCTGTTTCTGACAGTTCTCAAACAAATTTAACATTACCGAAACTTGATTGGTCTTTACAAGTTCGTGTAGCTGTAATTGTTCGTGGTGATGTCCCTGATGAGGTTGCAGACCCTATTGTGGAATCATTACATAGCAAAATTACAGCAGACTTAACGCTCGGTGGTTATGCCATTGACGTACAACCAGTAGGAGTGGATTTTGCATTAATGGATGCTGACCAACCTGCGGGAGTGATTAGTTGTAACTATTTAGTTCGATATAGAACAGAATTAAATGACTTATCCACTTAATTTAGACTAAAATCAAATTAAAGCTGCTCCGTATGCCTATCACCGAGGAATAACCACATGGCACTATTTTCACGATCTCGACTTATTCAAACAAAAATCGAGTCATCTTATGGAACTGACAGCAGTCCTGCGGGAACTGATGCTGTCCTTGTTAGAAACCTAGACGTATCACCTATCGAAGCTGAAACAGTTTCAAGGGACTTGATTAGATCCTATATGGGTAATAGCGATCAACTACTAGCGAATACTAGGGTTGCTATTAACTTTGAGGCTGAATTTGCGGGTTCTGGGACGGCTGGTACTGCAAGTAGACTGGACAGTTTGCTCCGTGCGTGTGGCTTTACCGCCAGTACAACAGGATCAGCAGTTACAGGAAGTTCTCAAGCTGGTGGTGCTGGCACAATTACTCTTGCTTCTGGTGCTAATGCTAATGATGATTACTACAACGGAATGGTTATTACAATCACTTCTGGTACTGGTAATGGTCATAAAGGATTAATTGTTGATTATGTAGGTTCATCTAAAGTTGCGACTGTAAAAGCATCCACAGCTACTTTTGTTCCTGGTTCTAGTTCTGGTTATTCGATTGCAGCTAATGTAGGTTATTTACCAAGAACAACAGGTTTTGAGTCATCAACAATATATTTCAACAACTCAGGTGTTTTACATAAAGCCACAGGTTGCAGAGGAAGCGTAAGTATGAATTTAGAAGTTGGTGCAATTCCAGTATTTAACTTCTCTATGACAGGAATTTATAACGCTCCGACTGATACTGCGTTACCTTCAACAACATATTCAAATCAGACTACTCCTGTTCTATTTAAAGCAGGAAATACAGTTGCAGCATCATTCCTTGATTACGATACAGCAGCTATTAGTTCCATATCAATGGACATGGCTAATGAGATCGTCTACAGAGAACTTGTAGGGGCTGATAAGTCTGTTTTACTTACCAATAGATCACCAAGCGGAACAGCCGTCTTAGAAGCTCCCACAATGGCTCAGAAGGACTTCTTTACTATTGCTAATGCTGATACAACAGGAAAGATTTGCTTCCAGCATGGAACAACAGCAGGAAATATAGTTTCTGTCTTAGCTCCTGTTTGTGACATAGGAAACCCAACATATTCTGATGACCAAGGTATTCAGATGTTGAACTTACCATTTGTTCCTACTCCAAGTGCGACAGGAAATGATGAAGTAAAGCTTGTTTTCTGTTGACAAGCTTAGTATTATTGCGGATGAGTACTAATTATTAATTAATGGCATACATTCGCAAGAAAGTTTCTTCCTACAAGTGGAAAGTTACTATCGAATCTCCTTCTGAAGACGGTTCTAATACTTTTGATTTACAAGAATTTACTTGTACATTTAAAAAGATTTCTACTTCTCAAATCAAGAAATTATCTAACAAAGGTGATGCTGATTTATTAGATGCAGTATTAGTTGGTTGGGATGGTATTGAGGAAGAAGATGGTACTGCCATTACTTGCACTACATCAAACAAAAAGGAATTTATTGATGATCCTTATTGGGCTAGAGGTGTAGTAAAAGGTTATCTTGAATCACTTGAGGGGGCTGGCTCAAAAAACTAGAAGAGGCTACTGATTATTGGTTTAATGGCGGTAGCCAAGTTGATGACGCTTACGAAGATGCTCTTGTTATGGGAATTAAAATGCCAAAGAAAAAACAAGAAGATTTTGAAGTATTTGACGATAATTGGGATGTCGTGATGATGTTCTTGCGTATGCAGACTCAATGGAATGTTTCAATGAATGGTGTAATTGGTTTAAAATATGAGTCGCTTAATTGGTTATGTAAACTATACTTAGTAAAAGATTGTACTTTTATGTTTGAAGGTATTCGTACTATGGAAGCACAAGCGATAAGGCTGTTTAATAAGAAGGACGATTAATATGGCTCAACAAGAGACTACACTTAGAATTAAAGCCATTGTTGAAGGTGGAGCCGAAGTACAAAGGTTAAAAAGATCTGCTCAAACTCTTGGAAATCAAGCAAAACAATCTGCTAGTGATATAAGTTTTTTGGCTAAAGAAACTAGGGTTTTAGCTGGTGCAACAAATAGAACAGAAAACGAATTAAGGGACTCGATTAATATTTTTAGGGAATTAAGAGCTAATGTTGATATGACAAGTAAAGAATATCGTGAATTAACAAGAGATATAAATAAGGCAGAAAGAGCGTTAGCAAAATCAGGCAAAAGCGGTAAAGGTGCAGGAGGTAGATTTGCTGGTGTTGGACAAAGTTTTGGTGCTGTTGCTGGTGCTGCGAGAATAAGCCCCGAAGCTGGTATCGGTGCTGGTATCGGTGCTTTAGCTGGAGGAGGTTTACCTGGTGCTTTAGCTGGTGCTGCTATAGGTTCTGCTGTTACTCCTATAAGAGAACAAATGGGAGAACTTGCAGACTTTAATGCAAAACTTAACTTAGCAAAAATAACTCTTGCTGAAGTTTCTGGTAATCAAGAAGAGTTTAATAAACATTTAAATCTTGCAAGGCAAGTTAGCCAAGATTATTCCGTCAGTTTATTAAGTACACTAGATGGTTTATCTAAGATTACTGCTGCTGCAAAAGCTAATAATCTTTCTTTTGAAGAGACAGAACAGATTTATCGAGGTATGGTTGCTGCTGGTGTTGCCTTCGGTGGTAGTCAGGCAGATTTAGACGCAATTATAAGAGCAACTACTCAGGTGTTGTCCAAAGGTAAGGTGACGGCTGAAGAAATGCAGGGTCAAATCGGTGAAAGATTACCAGGAGCCGTTGCTAAATTTGCACAAGCCACTGGTAGATCATTACCACAATTAGCTAAAGACTTTGAACAAGGAAAAGTAACAATAGAAGATTTTGTAGCATTTACTAGAAAGCAAGTAGATGATTACGATCAAATTGCTAGAACTATTGGAGAAAGTCCAGAAAAAGCTGGATTAAGATTACAAATTGCTTTAGAAACTGCGGGTGAAAATTTTGGTGGATTCTTTCAAAATGCTGGTGCTTCTATTCAAGATTTTTCTACGAAAGTTTTAACTTCAATAAATAAAAATGCTGAAGCTATTAGTAAATTTATTGTTGGTACTCTTAATATTGCAGACAAGACTATTAAAATTTATACGATATTAATAAAAGCTCATATAAATTATATTAAAAATCAAGTTGAAGCAGCTTTAACTTTTTTCAAACCATTAGGAATTATATTTAAAACCCAATTACAACTAATAAAGCTTACTATAGATGGCTTAAATCTTTTAGGTAAAGCAATCGGAAAAGCTGCGGTTGAAAATTTAGATTTTGCAAAAGAAATAGAGGAAGTATTAAATACAGATAGATTTAAGTTAGAAGATTTTCAATTTAAATTTGATTTTGATAAAGACGAATTAAATGAAACTGGTGACGCTATAGATAAATTAGATAAAAAAACTAACGACTATCTTGACGGTGCAAAAGCTGGCTTTGAAGAATACAAAGAAGGTTTAAAAGATGTAGCAGGAGCTATGTCAAAAACTATTGGTAATGCCTTCCAAAAACTAGAAGATACTTTAGTTGATTTTGTACAGACAGGAAAATTTGCATTTAAGGACTTGGCGAGATCTATTATTGCTGATTTAACTCGTATTGCAGTACAGCAAACAATAATGAAACCACTTACAGGATTTTTAGGGGGTATTTTCCCTAATATATTTGGTAGTGCTAAAGGTAATGTATTTGCTGCTAATGGTATTCAGAAATTTGCTAGAGGGGGCATTGTAGATAAACCCACTGTTTTTCCTTTTAAGAATGGAATTGGCTTGATGGGCGAGGCTGGTGCTGAAGCTATACTTCCTCTGAAACGTGGTAAAGGTGGAAGGCTTGGTGTAGAAGGTGGTGGAGGTGGCTCTACCGTTGTTAATGTTTCTGTTGATGCTTCTGGTACTTCTGTTGAAGGTAATGAAGAACAATCAAGACAATTTGGTCAGGTCTTAGCTGCTGCAATACAAGCAGAAATAATAGATCAAAAACGTCCTGGAGGTCTTCTTAGTTCTTAATTATGGCTACTTTTACATACACTCCTAGTTTTCCTGCTTCTCAAATGAGTAAGCCGAGAGTAAACACTATTGAATTTGGTGATGGTTATCGTCAATCNGTTTCTTATGGTCTTAATCCAGANTTNAAAGCTTGGACTTTAGTTTTTTCTAATCGTAATGATACCGAAAGAAATAATATTATTGCCTTTTTAGAAGCAAGAAAAGGTAGTGAGTCTTTTGATTGGACTGATCCTTTTGGTAATGCTCTTAAATGGACTTGTGCAGATTGGAATGTAGATTTTACTTCTTCTAATAAAAACTCAATACGAGCTACTTTTGTACAAATAGCAGAACCTTAAATGGCAATACCAGTATCAGAACTTCAAAAAGTTTCCCCTAGTTCTTTAATTGAATTATTTACCTTATCCTTAGATGCCACCTTACATGGATCATCTACTGTTTATAGGTTTCATAGTGGTGCAAATCTTAATACGTTTGGTGCTGTTGTCTGGGCTGGTAATACTTATTCTAAATTTCCTGTTGAAGTAACTGGTTTTGAATTTAATGGATCTTCTACAACCTTACCAAGACCAAAATTGCGTATTAGTAATATGCTAAGTACCTTTACTGCATTACTTTTAGACATAAATCAAACAACTCCTGGTAATGATTTAAATGGAGCTAAATTAACAAGAATAAGAACTTTGGCACGTTATTTAGATAATGCTAATTTTCCTAATAATACAAATAATTTAGGGACACCAGACCCTACAGCAGCTATGCCAGAAGAGATTTATTATCTTGATCGTAAGACTGTTGAGAATAGAAATATGGTTGAGTGGGAATGTGTTGCTGCTTTTGATTTAGTTAACGTAAAAGTACCAAAACGTATTTGTACTAGAGATATATTTCCTGGTATTGGTACGTTTGTATGATTAAGTGGAAAAAAGATGCTTTAGATCACGCTAAAGAATGTGATCCTTCTGAATCTTGTGGTTTGTTAGTAAAAATTAAAAATAAAAACAAATATTGGGCGTGTAAAAATATATGTACAAATAATATTGATTGTTTTGTAATTGATCCTAATGATTGGATAGAAGCAGAGGATTCAGGGGACTTGCAAGCTATTATCCACAGTCATACACAAGGTTCTACAAGTCCTAGCGAAGCTGATGTTGTTGGTTGTAATACAACAAAACTTATTTGGTATATTGTTAATCCAAAAACGGAAGAATGGACACAGTTGCAACCTCAGTAAATGGTTTATATTAGAAGTAGCTATTGCTGTTGCGTATGAGTACTAATTTAAAAACAATTAAAGTTTATGGTTCTTTAGCTAAATTTTTAGGAAAAAAGGAATTTAAAGCTGATATTGCTAGTGCAGCAGACGCTATGAAGTTTTTATTAGTAAACTTTCCAGCGTTAGAAAATAATATGAAAGATCAATATTACAAAGTTAAAGTTGGAGATTATGATTTAGAAGAGAAAGAATTAGTAGATCCTAGCGGTAATCAAGAAATAAAAATTATACCGTTAGTAGGTGGTGCGATTTTTGGTTGGATTAAAGATGTATTTAATAGCACCGTAGGAAAAATAATTGCTGGTGCTGTTTTAATCGCTGCTCCTTATATGGCTCCAGCTTTTTTTGGAGGCACTATAGGTACTTTTGGTATTACAGCAGGAGTAGGTGTAGCAACGGTAATGAAAACTGCTGGTCTTATGTTGGCATTAAATGGTGTTTCTGAAATGCTTACTCCAGTACCAGAAAACCCTTCTTTAGCAGAACAACCACAAGCTACAAACTTTTCATTTAATGGCGTACAAAATACAAGTCGGGCGGGAACTGCTATACCTTTGATTTTTGGAGAAGTATTTGTAGGTTCTGTCGTGGTATCTGCTGGTATAGATACTGTTCAGTTAAAGGGGGATGCTTAAATGCTTGGATTTGGATCAGGAAATATGGAGAGAATTATTAATGCTGTAATTAATCCAGGTTTAAATACCACTTTAAATAGTACCCAACATTTAACAATTGTAGATGTACTTTCTGAAGGCGAAATTGAAGGATTCCCTTCTGCTGTTGGTTATACAAAAGGTACTACTACATACAACAATGCTGCTTTAAAAGATGTCTATTTAACAGGTACTCCTGTCTTACGTTCTACTGCTAATCCAGCCAATCCACAAGATATTGATTTTAATTTTCGTAATATTGGTTTTGAACCTAGATTTGGTACTGCCAATCAAACCTTTATTCCTGGCATTGCAAATATCGAATCAGAATATAATGTTGGTGTAACAGTAGAGCAAGCTACTCCTATTTCCAGGACAATAACAAATACTAATGTTGATGCCGTTAGAGTTACTGTTCAATTTCCAGCATTACAAAGTTTCGCAGATGACGGTAATATTGACGGTACAACTGTAGATTTAAAAGTAGAAATTATTCAAAATAATGGAACTGTTACAACACCAATAACAGACAAAGTAATTGGTCGCTCTAACAATGCTTATTCAAGAGATTATCGTATAAATCTTAATAGCAGTATTGTTTTTCCTATAACAGTAAGAGTTACTCGTATAACAGCAGATAGTACAGATTCTAAGTTACAAAATGCTTTTAGTTGGACTTCTTATACAGAAATAATTGATGAGCAAAGACCNTATCCAAATATAGCTCATGCTGGTTTAAGGTTTGANTCTGAACAGTTTCCTTCAGTACCAGCAAGAATGTATAAATTGCGTGGTATTAAAATTCCAATACCTAGTAACGGNACTGTTCAATCTGATGGTTCTATTACATATACAGGGACTTGGAATGGTACGTTTAAAGCNACAAATGAATGGTGTAGTGACCCTGCTTGGCTGTTGCACGAATTATTAATAAACAGTAGATGGGGNTTAGGCGATCATGTAAAGGCTGCACATATTGATAAGTTTGCTTTTTATAGTGCTTCTCAATATTGTTCGGCACAAGTTGATGATGGTTCTGGTACAGGTTCTACAGAACCTAGATTTAGTTGTAATGCACTAATACAACAAAGATCTGATGCTTTTAAGGTAATAAATGAACTCTGTTCTGTAATGAGAACTATGCCATATTGGACTGCTGGTTCTTTAACTATTAACCAAGATTCTCCAAAAACAAGTTCTTATTTGTTTACCTTGTCAAATATTTCAAAAGATGGATTTAACTATAGTGGTAGTTCATTAAAAACCAGATCCACTTCTGTATCTGTTGGTTATTTTGATATGACCAATCAAGAAAAAGATTATGAAACTATTACTGATAGCGTTGCTGAAGCTAAGTACGGTGTAATTCATAAGCAGATTGAAGCATTTGGTTGCACAAGCCGTAATCAAGCTGCTCGTATGGGTAGATGGTTATTATATGAAGAGCAAAATGCTACAGAAACAGTATCTTTTACAACTTCAATAGATGCTGGTGTTTTAGTAAGACCTGGACAAGTTATTGAAATTGCAGATCCATTAAAAGCTGGTTTAAGAAGAGGTGGTCGGATAAATTCTGCAACCACAACAACGGTAACGGTTGATAATACTGATGCTACTGACCTTGACTCTACAAACAACCCAACTTTATCTGTTGTTTTACCTGATGGTTCTGTAGAAACTAAAAATGTTTCTGGTATTTCTGGGGCTGTTATTACTGTAGATTCTGCTTTTTCATCTGCTCCAAATGCTAATTCTGTATGGATTTTACAAAACGATACTGTTCAAACAACACAATGGCGAGTTGTTCATGTAAAAGAAGATAAGACTACTTATGGAATTACTGCTTTATCTTATAATTCTGGAAAATTTGCTTATGTAGAAGACGGAACTGCTTTACCTGTTAGAAATGTAAGTATTTTAAATGCGATATTAGATGCACCAGAAAGTTTAAATGCTGTTGAAAGGTTTTACGAAGAAAAACAACAGGCAAAAACAAAGATTATATTTTCATGGGGTTCTGTTAAAGGTGCTAGTGCTTATGAAGTGCATTTTAGAAAAGGAGAAAATAATTATGAAAGAACTAGAGTTAGTAGTACTGAACTAGAAATATTAGATACTACTGCTGGTGTTTATGATTTTAGAATTGTTTCTTTAAATGCGTTATTTGAACCTTCTGCTACTCCTGCAACATTAGAATTTAATGCAGTTGGAAAAACAGCCGTTCCTGCTGCACCAACAAATCTTAGTTTTGAAACAATAAATCAAAATAGTGGAAGATTAAGATGGGATATAACAACAGAACTTGACGTTAAATTAGGTGGAAAAGTAAATATAAAGCATTCAAGTTTAACTGATGGTAGTGGAACTTGGAATAACTCAGTTGAATTAATACCAGCAAAAAGTGGTGTGCAAACAGAGGCAATTATTCCAATGGTTGCTGGTGAAGTTTTAGTAGCATTTGAAGACTCAGGAGGTCGAGTCAGTAGTGCTACAAGCGTTATTATTGATCCACCAGATCCTATTGGTAAATTACCTGTACTTGTAAGAAGAGAAGATACAGATTCACCTCCATTTCAAGGTGTCAAGACAGATTGTTTTTATAGTGATGAATATGATGCCTTAGTAATTGATGGGGGCGATTCTTTTGATGCAATAACTGATGTTGATGCAATAGGTAATTTTGATTTCTTTGGTGATGTAAAACCATCTGCAACTTATAACTTTATAAATTCTGTTGATTTAGGAAATGCTTTTGCATTGGATTTAGAACGTAGGTTTGTTACTAGAGGTTTTTTACCTTCTGATTTAATTGATAGTAGAAGTGCTTTGTGTGATACATGGGATGATTGGGATGGTGGAATTATTAATAATGTAAATGCAGTTTTAGAACTTAGATCAACTAATGATGATCCTGCAAGTGGAAGTGCTACATGGGGTGCATGGCAACCATTTATAAATGGAACATTTAAAGGTAGAGGTTATCAATTCCGCACAAAATTAATTTCTACTGATGTTGATGAAAATATTCTTATTGATGAATTAGGTTTTACTGCTTCTATGCAAAAAAGATCTGAAAGTAGCAATGGTAATATAGCTTCTGGGACATCTGCTAAAACCGTTACCTTTGATAAGGCATTCTTTACTGGTACTGCTGCTTTAGGCGGTGCTACAGCCTATTTACCAAGCGTAGGGATAACAGCTATGAATATGGCAAGTGGTGATTATTTTGAAGTTGGTACGATTACTGGTAGTTCTTTCCAGGTAACATTTAAACAATCAAACGGAACAATAATAAATAGAAACTTTTTATATAATGCAGTTGGCTATGGAAAAGGTTTGTAGTATATTATAAGTATTAATATTCTTCCGCAATAATATGAGTCCACCAATTCACGATATGGATATTGCGAATGGGACAGGAAGTGCGGTCAGAGCAGATATAAATGGTGCATTAGCAGCTTTAGTAGCATTAAGTTCAAATTCATCTGAGCCTAGTACTAAATATGCTTATATGTTTTGGGCTGATACTACAAATAACGTATTAAAGCAAAGAAATGCTGCTAATAACGCATGGATAACAATATTTAGTTTGGGTGTTGCTAATGGGGGACTTGCGACTGCTGCCAGCCCTACACTAACTGGCAATGTAACAATGTCTGGCAACGGATTTTTGTTAGTACCGTCTGGTACAAATGCACAACAGCCTGGTCAATCTGGTCAGCCAGCAGCCGCAAACGGTCAATTTAGATATAATTCCAACTCCAATGCTTTTGAAGGATATGCCGATGGTGCATGGGGAGCTATAGGCGGTGCTGGTGGCGGTGCAACTGGTGGCGATGGTGGAGCGAATGCTGTTTTTTGGGAAAACCAATTAGCAGTAACGCATGACTATACAATTACTGCTGCTAGGGGAGCGGGTAGTTTTGGTGTAATCACTATTAATAGTGGCAAAACAGTAACTATCCCTGCTGGTAGTTCATGGACAATAGTGGGGTAATCTTATGGGTTTAAACATTAACGGCACTACTGGTATTTCTGGGGTTGATGGAAGCGTATCTGCCCCTGCTGTAACTGGAACGGATAGCAATACTGGTATAACATTTCCTGCTGCTGACACTATCAAGTTTTCAACTGGTGGTGTTGAAAGAATGGCGATTACAAATAGTGGTATTTCTGGTATTTCTGGAGGTAAAATTCTTCAAGTTGTCCATGCTTCAAGTACTCAAGATGGTTCGGTTAATTGCAACCCCACAAGAACTCGTGTAGATATACCCAATCAAAATTTAACTATTACACCAGCAGCAACTTCAAGTAAAATTTTAATAAGTTTCCAACAATTTGGAGAAACAGGTGCATCTGCACATCAATTCTCAATAGTTTTAAAACGTGCAATCTCAGGAGGTGCAACGACTGAAATTACAGGGGATAAACAATCAGGGGCGAGTAGATCAGAAGTATTTACACTTTTAGGTAATTACGCTGGAGGCAATGGCTCTGATAATAATACAACACCAGAAATTGCTCATTGTGCAAATTATTTAGATAGTCCTAATACTACGAGTGCTGTTACTTATACCTTGTCAATACAAAACCATGAAAGCACAGGTCTTTATTATTACAACAGAGCCTTAAATGATAGTGATACTAATGAGAATGAAAGAGGAATTAGTTGGATAACAGCAATGGAGGTAGGTGCATAATGGCATACGATCACGAAGCTATTTATAAGGCTTATCCAGATTGTCAAAGGATAGAAGAAGATAAAGGTGCTTTCAAGGCAGATGGTACAGAAATATCTCTTGTTCAATCTGATATAGATAGTGCAAGAACTACATTAGATGCTGAATCTGCTGCGATAGCTTATAAAGGTCAACGTAAAGCTGAGTATCCAAGTATTGAAGATCAGCTAGATGACATCTATCATAATGGTATAGATGCTTGGAAAGCTACTATCAAAGT